ATGATTAGAATATGAGAATCTTCCAGTGACTGTGCCACCTTGATCAGATCTTATTTGATTAATATCTGCATGTATTCTACCCTTATGTTCATACCTTATAATGGTATCAATAAATGTTGTATGTGCCTTGTTAATTTCTCTAACTTTTGCTATCTTCTTTACTAAAGGATGACTATGAGCAGAGAGAAAATTTTTTGTAAATGAAGGTGCTTTGGTTTTTAAAGTTCTTTCGTATTGTAATCCAAGTTTGTCAAAAATTTTGGCTATCGATCTTGCGGCCCATATTTGACACTCTATTTGTGTTTCTTTTTTTATTTCTTGCAGCAATTGTTTTTCTTGTTCAGATAATTTTTGTTTCAGTTTATGCGCACCTTCCACATCGACACGAACGCCTTTAAATTTCATATCAACTAAGCACGGAAATAAATCTGTTTCTAAATTAAAAATGGATTCTAGGTCCTGGTCAATAATTTCTTTTTGCATGACCTTCCATAAATCTAAAGTTAGTTCGGCGTCTCTTTCAGCATAACTGCCTACATACATTGAAGGCAACATCCACATATCAGATTTGGGATCAATACCCCATTCATTTGCTGCGGCCCTTAATTCTGTTTCATTTTTACCTCGACCAACATAATCCCAACCCAAAGAATTTAAGTCAAATCTAAATCTATTTTCATTAACTAATGACGCTGCAATCATAGTGTCGTAGATTCTTCCATTAATTTTGATTCCCATGGATCTTATCCAACACACATCATACATAGCATTGTGAAATATTTTATCAGCGTTAGATTGACAGAGATCTGTAAACCACTGAATTACTTTAGCTTTTTCTAAATTACCGCCGCCTTTATGATCAAAAGGAAAGTATCCTGAATAACCATCTGTGGCTACAGCGATACCAACAACTTTTCCTCTACCAACTATGGCACCTGATCCCATTGATTTTAAATCAGGATCGTGAGTCTCTAAGTCAATAGCAATTTGATCACAGTTTCTTAGGTCTGGAAATTCTTCTGGTTTGTTCCATTCAGTTTGTGCTTTAAACATTAATTATGAGGACAACCTTTCTTCCATTTTTTATAACCATTGACCCAGTTTTTGCCTGAAGTCTCTGGTGGTTTAATCATTCCCCAAGAATTTTTTGGAGGGTAAGTTCTTTCTGCATCTTCTTTAGAGATACCGGCGTTTCGGTATTCCTCTTCTTCTGTCATTGGTATTAATTTGTAATCTCTTTCAATTATCATTTCAATAAAATGAATCGCTTTTTCTAAATCTTCCTTTCCGTTTTTGTATTTGTGTCTACAGATATATTTAATAACATTACCTTCCGGAAAAAGCAACTCGTTCTCAATTACAAACTTACTTGGTTGAATCTTCATTTTCTTGTAGTGAGATCCTCCAATTTGTTTATCGTATGCACTCATATTATGAACTCCTTCTGTCTATTGTTACATTTGATTAGATATAATTTCTTCATGGTTCTTGTTACTGCTACATACCAAACTCGATACTCTTCATCTTGCTTGGTTACAGATTTCTTAGCAGCTTTCATGGTGTTAAGAGTTTGATTTAAAAATAAAACAACATTTGTTGCTTCTCCGCCTTTAGCTCCATGAATTGTTGATACTTTTATTCTAGGTTTTTTATTAAGGTCTTCTCCATTAGCTAACATAGAACGTAAGTAATCTTTTATTGATGGTATAACTTGATCAAATGCATCGTACCATTCAAGTGTGTTATTTCTTTTACTCATTCTTTCTAAAACTCTTTGTTCTTGTATTTCTGGAATTTTTTCTCCCTTTCTCATTTGATTCCAATAACCCACATCTTCAAAAAGTGTTTTCCCAATGCTATTTCCCTGTGCTGTTTCAAAAAATAAACCTTGGCTTTTTAAAAATCTTGGAATAGGTTTAAGAAGAGGATTGGTTCTAGCTAATATTAACCATTCGCCTTTTGTCATATCAACAGCGGATAATTTAAATTGTAATAGTATTTCTCCCGTTTCTTTTTTAGGAAAATAATCTTTACTCAATCTATTATCTTGGACACGATCTATAATTTGTAATGCTTTTATTTGTATTTCACTTGGAACTCTTTCAGATTGTTGCAATGGTATTTCTTTTGCTTTCCAATCAATAAAAGAATTTACATCTGCGCCTGCCCAACCAAAGATTGCTTGGTCATCATCTCCAGCTACCCATATATCACATTTATTATCTCTTTCTATTTTTTCTATCATTTTCCATTGAATAAGAGACAAATCCTGAGCCTCATCTACAAAAATAACATCGAATTTATCTTTAACATTTCCTTTAATTAAAAATTTATCCAACATGTCTGTAAAATCAATTAATCCATTTACTTTTTTATAATCGTATATTTCCTTAGCTATGGCCTCTAATTTAAATCTTTCTATTTTTCCTAAATGTTCATTTCTATCGAGTTCATCCAATGGTAAAGTTTGTCTAACTCTTGCTAAATTAATTAAATTTAAATATTCACTATCAGAAGAAAAAACTCCATTCCATTTATTTTCTTCATAAGCAGCGTAAGAAATTTGGATTCCACACTCTTCTCCTATTCTTTTATAATTAAGTTCTTGCATCACATTTTCTTCCTTTAAGCCTAAATTATTAAAAGCCAAAGAATGTAATGTTTGAAAATGTTTTATATCTTTTTTAGATAAATGTGTTTGAATTTTTAAATATCTATCTCTTGCTTCTCCCGCTGCTTTACGAGTAAAAGCAAAATACCCTATACGATTTAATGATATACCTTTTTTAACATAAGACTGCACTTCGTTTAATAGTCTTCTTGTTTTTCCTGTTCCTGGAGGACCTATTACTTTATATCTCATTAATAATTAGACCCTTTTCTTTCTGATACTTGATGAGTAATTTGTTTTGTTTCTAATTGTTTTACTCTACAAACCTTTTCTGTTTTTCCATCTATATTAAAAGAATGATTAAATTCTACTTTACAGTTGTCTTTTAATTTTTGTCCTATTTTTTCTTGAGGAATCTTCCAACCAGGTCCTAAATGCGTAATAAAGGATGTAAATTTAAAATAATGATGCCCTTCCTCTGTAAAACATCCACCAGTTCTGATCATTAATCTTGTTTTAGCTTGAACACTATTAACACAATATTGATATAGCTCTTCTTTTAAAATATCATCAATATGTGTTCCATCTGGTGGTTTAATAGTTTGACCATTTTTTTTCCACTCATTTAATTTAGCTCTAAAATCTTTTGGTTTAATTGGTTCAGGATATATCTGAGCTTGATCCCATATTAAACTTAATAATTCTTTTTGGTTTGTCATTAATTTTAAATTAGGAATAACAACTTCACATTTATCATCATTTGGTAAAACTACATTAAATCTATATTCAGGTTGTTCATAGTTTATTTTTTGAAAATCGGTAACTTCTGGAAAAGCATTAATGCCATCTGATTTAATTCCAAAAGGTCTAGAATAACACAGACTTCTCATACACTTATCTTTAATAGGGTCTTCATAACAAGTATGTCCCGCTGTTTCTTTGCCCCAAGCTTTTAATTTTTGATCTAATTTAGATTTATCCCATGGGGTTTGTAAGTAAGCATAATTTGCTTTTGATACAAAGTCATGCCACTGGTCTTTGTATTTCTTTTTAGCGAAAACCATATAGTTATACATAAATCGATCTCTACCATCATCTAATTTAGATTTAGAACATCTAGCTAAACATGGTGGACCATCAGAAAATTCTGGATCTGATCCCAATAAAATATTTTTATGTGTTTCTTCTACTAACGCATCTAGTCTTTCTTTTGTTATTTTGGATTCATTAGCTAATTTTATAAATTCCTCTAGAGATAATTTAGAATTATTCTTATCTACAGCGTATCGAGTTGTCTTACCATTATTATAATAAGGTAAATTAATAAAATTGCCTGGTTTAATATTTCCTTTGTCATCTTCCTTTAATTCTTTCTGTTTTGGAAAAATTTCTGTGTTCGGTTTTAATTCTAATGGAAGAAGAAATGCTTTTAATGCTTCAATTAAATCTGCAGCTGGAATTGGTTCTTTTAAAAATACATAACAATGTAATCCACCACTTTTAGAGAGTAATGGTATTAAAGGTAGTTTATATTTTTCGAATAAAGTTAAATAATTCTCTACTTTAAAATCTGCATAATTTGTTGGATCTATATCAATACAAGCAAATTGTGCCGTTTTATCAAGTCGACAGGGTTGTATACCGATTGATATTTTTCCTTCAATGTGATTTTTATAGTCTAGTGGAGTAATGGGTCTTCCAGACCATTCGTAGTCTGGTTTAAGTTTATTTCTTTCTGAGTCTAACTTTGCTGTGGACATGTCAGCAATACCAAAATCGCCATCATAACCAGAAAATAATTTTATATATTCTTCAAACATAATGATCCCTTTATTAAGGGCGAGTTAAGTCTCCCGCTCCCGCCCCCATTCCTCTTACGAGAAATTAGTAATTAGATTTATCT